AATGATATCGGGAAACCTGTCGTAAATCTTACAGTAAGTTTTCTGGAAGATGTAGGCGTTATTGAGCGGGTAGATCTTTGCGATACAGTTTCGGTATACTTTGAAAAATTGGGTGTAACGGCAACTGCTAAATGCATCCGCACAAAGTGGGATGTCTTAAAGGATAGATACATAGAAGCGGAACTTGGATCAGCGAGAAACAGCCTTGCGGAGGATATAGCAAATTCCTCTGAAATAGCTAATGCTATTGACGAAAGAACTTCACAATTCAAAAGGATAGCGGCTGGCATCGTTGGGAAAGTCACGGGCAATTCGGGCGGCTATATTGTTCTGCATGATACAAATAACGATGGCGAACCGGACGAAATCCTGATTATGGATTCGGATGATATAAATACTGCAGTTAAGATTATCAGGTTCAACAATGCGGGTATTGCCTTCTCAAAAACAGGCTACAATGGCACATACTCGACAGCTTGGAATATCGATGGTGAATTCGTTGCAGATTTTATAGCGTCCGGCGAACTCCATACAGATATGGTCAAGGTTCTGGGTGATACGCAATTTTATTGGGATAATAATAATATAACCATCATAAGCCCGTCAGACCAAAATAAAATGATCCGGTTTGGGAAATATGACGACGTTAATTACGGTCTTGGCTTTTCAAATGATGGTGGGGTTACATGGAGTTCCGGTTTTGACTTTGACGGCATAAGACTAACAAAAACCGGAACAACCAGTTATGCAAAGTTAACTGGTGATAGTTTTGAGATAAGAAACGCATCAAACGAAACAATAGCATATATTGGTCATGATACCTGTGTTGATTTAGATGGTAATAACGTTATCGCTCCAAGATATTTGCTTGGAACAAGAAAGTCCGGGACTGTTACTGGCATATATAGTTTTGCCGGAGGACAGTTGACTGATGTTTCCGGCCCTTATTCGGTGGCTGTCGGATATAGTGCGACAAGCAAGAAAGAATATGGCTTGGCTTTAGGTTATTGTGCGGTTACTGAAGAAACCAATAGTGTAGCCATTGGGTCGGAGGCAGATGCATTAGATATTTCTTCTGTATCTTTGGGTCATTCGGCAAGCACTAATGCGGAATACGCAATAGCAATAGGTTTTAGCTCACTCGCTTACATTGGAAGTAGAGCTATAGCAATTGGTGCCGATGCTTTATCAAGTGGCGCATTAGGAGTGGCTCTGGGGGGTAACTCTATTTCACAAGGGGTAAGTAGTGTAGCAATAGGTTATGCTGTGGCTACCAAACAGTATGCAATAGCTATAGGCAATGACAGTTCCGCTAAAGCCAAAGGAGCTATTGCTATTGGAGACTCAAGAGCAGAATCTGGAGAATACGCCGTAGCCCTTGGCGGTGGTACGGCGTCTGGGAAACGATCTTTTGCCATCGGTGAAGGGGCAATGGCTCTGGGCGACTATTCCGTTGCCATTGGAAACGATGCGGTAGCCGATGAAGCTAATTCTATTGCTATTGGGAGTGGCGTTGAAGCATACAGGAAAGATTCGTTTGTTTGTGGCAAATACAACGTTACGGGGAATTGGATTTTTGTCATAGGTAATGGCACAAATGCTTTAAACCCAAGCAATGCGCTTAGAATGGCGAACTCTGGCAATATGTGGATTGCCGGAACACTTACCCAAGGATCTGATAGAAGAGCAAAAGACATCTTAGATGCTGATATGCCGGATGTATCGCAAATTAAAGCCGTGCGTTACAAGTGGAATGATACGCTTATCAATCACGATGAAGGGGAACATATCGGTTATATAGCGCAGGATGTCGAAAAAGTGGCCCCATATTTGATTGAGACAGACGAAACCACAGGGTTTAAATCACTCAATTATATTGAGTTTTTATGCGCCAAAATCGACCAGTTAGAAAGGACGGTTGAACGCCTTGTGAAACGTGTTGAAGAGTTGGAGGGGGTGACTGTATGACACGACAAACTATCACGGTTGACATTGCTCCCGGAAAAGACCCGGTAAAGCGGCTGAGTATGACTCAGGGAGACATAGGCAGACAGCTTGGCGTTTATATCAAACAAAATGACGCCGTGCTTGACTGCTCTGGGTATACTGCGGAGCTATATTTACTGAAACCTGATGGAAACTATTTCTCTTCGCTCTTAACGGTCGATGAAACAGAAACAAACCTGATCACATGGGAAACAGCACGACAGGAAACGCCGCTTGCCGGAGAATGTGCCGCCCAGATCCGAATCAGGCAAGGCACAACCAATATCGGTACTGCTGAATTTGTGGAGTATATCGAAAAGTCTCCTAACCAAATTGGAATTGATAGCGAGACGGATATACAAACCATTGAGCAGTATGTTGCTATGGCGGGTGCTAAAGCGTTAGAGGCATCTCAAAGCGCACAAAGTGCGGCAAGCAGTGCCCAGACCGCAGAAACTATTTCCGAACACTTTGGTAGTACAATGCTGTCGAACATGGTAGTTGAAACTTTCGACATTACCATTGGAACGATGACAGCGGGCCAGATTATGAATAGGTTTAAAGTACATAACAAGGCCGGTTACTACCCAATTGGTATAGTTGGTGCATACATAAGCGCAAATGGGTACGATTATTTAAGGAATGTATCCTTTAGGGATGTTTATATATCGTCAAGGTTATCTGGCCAGGTCAAGGTTACATACACAACTTACAATGATGACGGCATTGATTACAGTAATGTAATTCTTCACGTTGATATATTATGGGTCAAGGAATAAAGAATGGAGGGAAGCTAAGTGAAGAGACAAATCATAACCGTTGATATTGCTCCCGGCAACAGCCAGGTCGAAAGGCTTGGGTCATCTCAGGGAGACATTGGGAGACCGATGGGTGTTTATATCATCCAGAATGGCGTGGCGCTGGATTGCTCTGCTTACTCTGCGGAGCTTTATATCTTTAAACCGGATGGTAAATTCTACACAACCTTGGCCACCGTGGACTCCACGGAAACGAACCTGATTAAATGGGAAACGGCACTACAAGAAACGCCGGTCGCCGGAGCTTGTGCAGCACAGATCCGGATCACGGCTGGAGACGATGATATCGGAACAGCGCGTTTTGTCGAATTTGTCGAAGCATCTCCGTGTGACATGGGATCGGCGAGTGAATCCGAAGTTGCGCTTTTGACGGAGTATGTCCGTCAGGCCCGCGAAAGTGCAACGAGTGCCGGAAGAGATGCTACGACAGCGTCAGACGCAGCTTCGTCTGCCTCCGGATCTGCGTCTACGGCTTCAGCTGCTGCCAGTACCGCAACACAGGCCGCGTCAGCTGCGGAAGATGCAGCGAATCGGGCGGAGGCTGTAGAAGAGTCTATCCCGGAGGATTACACCCAGCTGAGCGATGACGTTACTGGATTAAAGAGCGCAACAACGCAGAACGATAACTTTTCCGCATGGCAGGATGAGTCTCTTGCAAATGGTGAGTTTATTCTTCCGCTGTCATGGGAAAAAGGGAAACTGACCAACGGTGAGGATGCTTCATCGGATAACAGTGCAAGAAGCATCGGATTTATCAGAGTGCCGTCTTATGCGAAGGTTTATGCAAAAACAAGCAATTCCGCTGTTTACCTGTATATCGCCGAATACGGAGCGGATAAAACCTTTATCAAAACAGACGGAAGCTATTCACTTTCTAAATGGTATGGAACAACGGACAGCGGATGTAAATTTGTAAGGGTCTGGTCATATTCGACAACGGTTGCCCCTGCTGACCAGCCACAGTACATCAGCGTAAAATATGTCGATGAAGATAAAATTGCGCTGGATGAAAAAATGGATATTCTGGATGATATCTATGATCCGAATTACAACATTTTCGATTATACACAGATTGCAAATTACGGCTTTGACAGCGGAAAAATCATCAGCGGATCGCAGTACAGGGGATTTGTATGGGAAGTAAAGCCGGGAGAGAAATACACCCTGTCAAGGGTTTCCACTTCTGCGTTTAATCGGTTCAGGGTTGCTTTTACGCTTGTTTCGCCTGAAGCAAACACAACGATTTACAAAGAAAACGGTTCAAGCGGTTCGCCGATATCAACAGGTGATTCGTTAACAACTCAAACGGTAACTGTTCCGAGCAACCAAGATTATAAATATGCGGTTGTTTATCTGTCCAATAATTCCGAAACAATCAATGATTCGGCAAGGCTGATGATCAGCAAAGGGAATACCGCAAAACCGTGGACGAAACACTATAATGCAGTTAGCGCACGGGATCTTGTTGCACGGGACGGGCTTTCCGATATGGGGAAATCAATGAATCAGTCCATCATCAATCGGAACGATCCGACAAGCATGGAAGTCAAGCTCCAACAGTTGAACAGGCCGACACGGGATACCGGGCATACGTTCTTTACACCACCGCTGTGCTTTGTTCATTTCTCCGATATTCACGGGGACGGCGTTTGCTTGCAGAATATTATCGACTTCAAAAAGCATTTCTCCGGTTATATTGCGGACATTCTGCACACAGGGGATACGGTGCGGTTTAAGGCAAGCGACGGGATTTCGTTCTGGAACAGTATAGATGATGCAAAGTATATTCTGAACTGCATCGGCAACCACGATACCCGTGATAATAACGGGAACTGGCTTGGCACAGATTGGACAATGGCAAACTGCTACACAACGTATTTCGCCCCGTATATTGCGAACTGGGGAGCGGAATACACGGCAAACAAGACTTATTATTACAAGGATTATTCGACAAACAATGTACGACTGATTGTTCTTGATGTGATGCACCAGAACACAGACACAGATCAGCTTACATGGTTTACGAATGTACTGACAGACGCTATCTCCAATAATCTTCATGTTATTGTTGCCGTTCACTCAAGGGCAGGATATGAATACACATCCTACGAAAACGCATGGGATGACAAGCCGATTGTCCCGGAATACAAAGCTGGGTTTACAGATTCCTCAAGCGATGTAAACAACAGATTGGAAAACTTGTCTGATGATTACATGGACGCTGTTGACACGTTTATCAGCGGCGGTGGTGATTTCATTTGTTGGCTTCACGGTCATACCCATTACAAGATGGCGGCATATCTGACCAACCACCCGAACCAGATGGACATCGGCGTGGCAAACGCAGGAACCTCTACGGCAGGTGGGACGGATTACGCTGAATCGTTTGTGTGGAAACGCAATCCGGGGACAAAATCGGCAGATGATTTTAATGTTGTGGCAATAGACACTCATTCAAAAATCATCAAGATTGTAAAGGTCGGCGTTGATTACGATATATTCATGCGGCATACGGATACGCTTGGATATGACTATGGCAATCATATTCTGTTATATGCAAATTAAATATATCCATCATGCCCCTGTTGCCCCGGCTCCTGCTCCAGAACCCGAAGAAGAGACGGAGCCGGAAGCGGAATAATCTGGACAAACTGAATTTAATGCGGTGGCGGAATAGGTAGACGCAAAAAATTAAAATGCCACGACTTGGCTAACGGTTGCTGGAGCTACGGTGTTTGGTAAAACCAGCCTGTGATGTGCAAATCATCACCCGCATTAAATTAACAACATTCACGCACATAGTTACACACCGATATGTGACAAAAGGGGGTGATGATATGCAGGAAACCACAGCGGATTTCGCAAAACGATACGGGTTTGCACAGTAGCATCGCCCCCGGATCGGGGGCATATAGATAATTCGTTAAATAACACTATAAAGAAGGCAACCAAATGAGATGGTATAACAAACGAATCAAGCAACCATGGCTTTCAATAATTTGGATAGTTGCCATCTTACTAATCTTTGCATATGGATATGCTTTATCAAGAGCAATTTAAATAACACTTTAAACTATCGGAAAGCATGAAAGGAGAAGCAAATAATGGATGGTGATTATTTAATGTCCATTCCGCAAGGATGGCAGTGCCCAATTTGCAAGAGAGTGTATTCTCCTTCTTATCCGTGGTGTAACTTCTGCGGAAATGAAAAAACAGAAACAACAACTTGCACAACCGATGTTATATATGTTTCGCCTATTAGTCAGTGGGGATCAACAAAAACTGGTGGAGTGAAATAATACTTTAGAGGAGTGAAAAAATGGACCAAAGAGCTATTTGCCTGGTAATAAACTATGTACTTGAGCATCTGGACAAGTCTGACCCAGAACCTGATGTTAATGTTTATATCGTCTGGAAATGCAAAGTATTGCAGAACTGGAAGTATCTGTTAAGCACCAGTCTTTCTGACGGAATGTATTATGAGCTTACCTATAACGGTGACAAAAAGGAATGGTATTTAGATGCTTACAAGAAGTTCCAGAACGAAGTAATTCCGGATCGAGTAACACTTTAACACAGATCGACCGGGGATGATGAGGGCATCTTCCCCGGTTTCCTTTTGGGACTGCACGAGGTGGTGACGCCATGATTCAGTTTCTGGTTGGTCTGCTGGTTGGGGCTTGTGCGGCCGTGTTCGTGGTGGCGCTTGTTTTCGCTGGAGGTGATGATGGCGATGATCCAGAGGGATGACATGATCCGGCTGTTCCAGAAGATGTACAAGGAGCACTGGAGCTATGAATGGGGCGCTGCCACGAAGGGCTGCGTGGATTGCTCCGGGGCGCTGGTATATGCTTACAGGCAGCTGGCCGGGAAAAGCGTTATACATGGAAGCAACGGACAAGCGCGGCGCTGGATCTCCGGCAGCATGATGCCGATCAGCATGGCAGCGCCTGGAATGGTCGCCTTCAAGGCCAGGAAGCCAGGAGAGGAAGACTATGATCTGCCGGAGCGGTACAGAGAGCACGGCGCGAGCTACACCGGGGACCTGATGGATTATTATCACGTTGGGCTTGTCGATGAGGATCCGCGGTATGTACTTAACGCGAAGAGCACCAAGGCGGGATTCTGCCGGGACCAGCTGACGGCAAAAAACGGCTGGGACTTTGTCGCTTATCTTCGGGAGGTGGAGTATCCCGGCGGGCAAGATCAGGACGGAGGAGAAGGTGAAAAGATGATGCAGGCGGTGGTATCACTCCCCAGCGGGACGGCAGGTTCCACGGTCAACATGAGGGAAAAGGCTATGACATCCGCGCCGCTGATCTGCCGGGTGCCTGTAGGATCGGTGGTGGATATCCTGACAGACCAGGGCACCTGGTGCAAGATCGATTATATCGGCAAGCAGGGCTGGATGATGTCCAACTATTTGGAATATGGTGGTCAGGAGGGCGAAGCCGGCGGAGATCCGTTAACAGAAGAAGAGCGAGCCAAGATCGAGGCGGCGCTTGTGGAAATCGAAAAATCTATTGAAATTGTCCGGGCGACATTAGGAAGAGGATGAGTACCATGTGGGAGTTTATCTTGAAGTATTGGGTCGAGTTTCTTTTCGGAATCATTGCCGCCGGGCTGGTGGCGGGATATAAAAAACTGGCGAATCGGATCCAGTCTGACAAAGAGACCGAGAAGGCGATCGCCGACGGCATGCGCTGCCTGCTGATGTATCAGCTGAGGGAAGAAGGGGAAAAGCACATCACGGCCGGCTCCTGCACGATCGACGATAAGCGGGAATTTGAACGGGCATACAATGCTTACCACATGCTCGGCGGAAACGGCACAATCACATCACTGAAGGACCAGGTTATTGCTTTACCATTAAAGTAGTGAGGAGGATTGACCATGAATTGGGATTGGAAAGAATGGACGTTGGCAGCACTGATCCGGGCGGTTAAGACTTTTGCTCAGACCTTCGCGGCGATGATCACTGTGGGCGCGGCCTTCAGCGAAATTGATTGGCTCCGGGCGCTGTCCGTCTCCGGTGTGGCGTTTGTGCTGAGTATCCTGACAAGCCTGGGCGGTCTGCCGGAGGTTGAGAAGAAGCAACCGCCCGATCAGGAACCAGACCAAGAGTAAAATTCAGTGGGCTACAGGTGGGCTACACGAAACGCTGTAGCCATTGAAAAATAACGCTTTACCTCACGACTACGAATCAAAAGGTC